AGAAAAACAGAGTTGACTTTATCAACGGAAGAGAAGATAATGTTCGAACAAAGATTGAAAGAAGGAGAATGGTATGCAAAGTAAATCTGAAAGATTGGCAATGATTAAAGCATCTGCTGACCGATTCAAAAAGCTCAAGGCTCAAGAAGCTCGCTTTGTTCGTGAAGAAAAGCGAAAGGTAGAAAGCGACGAGCGTTATTGGACTGATGCTTCGTCTTACGCAGACCAGTATTATGGTGATGTTTATCGTGCCACAACAAGATTCGATAACGATTGGGATTAAGCTTAGTTGTTATCGAAAAACCTAGCAACCAATGTACAAGGCTTTGTTAGGTGGGTATACTAGCCGGTACCGAATGGAAACCCGGACGTTTGCTACTAACGAGATTGTAGATAAGGGGAGAGGTTCTGCAGTAAGCCTCTCCCACGAAAACTAAAGTGTGCTGTAGATATAAATGAATCAAGAGGAAAAAATGATGACACGTGATGAAATGATTAGTGAATTGCAAAAACGCGACTGCCGTGTAATCTTTAAAAAGATTGATGGTGATGAACGTGACATGACTTGTACGTTGGTTGAAAATGTTTTGCCTGAAATGAAAGGTAGTGACCGTCAAAAGAATGATGCTGTTATTCGTGCCTTTGATATTAACAAGCAAGCGTTTAGATCATTCCGAGTTGAGAATGTCATTAGCTTCACTTAATATAAATAGCTTTGTAGTAAGATAGGAGATCTACATGGTTGGTTCCGCTTGGGCGTTTGTCGCTGGGTTATCTTTCTGTGCTGGCATGATTGGATATAGCTACGCTAAAAATAGAAATGAAGCTATCATTAATGACACCATAATGTATTTGATTGAAAATAACTTTGTCAAAGCAAAAGATGTTGATGGAGAGTGGGAAATAATTCCTTTAGATCAAAATTAGCTGTTGACTTTATTATAATAGTATGCGATAATAGTTCTATATTATGATGGAGGTGCACATGGCACGTAGAAAGTTGACTGACGAAGAAATGGCTGCTAAGGTAGCTAAGATGAAAGCTACTAAAGCTGCAAACAAAGCTAAGGCTTTGGAAACACTAGGTCTGACTACTAAGCGGACTAAGGTCAAGAAGAAGCGCTCTATGACTGATGAGCAAAAGGCAGCTGCTAGTGAAAGACTTGCTGCCGCTCGTGCGAAGAGAGGTCCATCAAAGAATAAGTTAATTGATGAGCACGTTCGTAACCTACCTGATGATAATCCTTTATCTTTGATTAAAGTTCGCTCTTGGATTAAAGAGAATAAAGATCTGTTGAGTTCTATTCGAGCTCAGAAAGATTCTAAGGACTCTAAAGAACGTGCTCAATATCAGAAGGTTGAAACTTATGTTTCTAACCTCGAGTCTTATCTGAGGAATGGTGTCTATCTTGACTACTTCTATGGATCTCAAATGCAGAGCAAAATCTCCATCAGAGTAACTCATATGGCTTATTATGCTGATGGTACTCCTAAACGTACAATCGGATCGTGGTACCCCGATGTGGGTCTCTACACTCAAGAAATGGCAAGCGAGGGTATTTAATGCAAGACAAGCAATTTTTAACTAAGGCGAAGTTCGCCAAGTTAATTGAAGGGGCAGTAACTAAAAAGAAACTGACCTACATGGATGCGGTTATTCATCTATGTGAAGAAAGTGAAGTTGAGCTGGAGGAGGTGCGTAAGTTCATCTCTCCAGTTATCAAAAATAAGTTAGAAGCTGAGGCTATGAACCTCAATTTTCTTCCTCGTGGCAATCAATTACCTATTGATTAGCCCTATATAATGTAGTATAATATACGAACATACAAACATACGATACATATTTTAAACAAGGAGAATATATATGTCATTCGCAGCACTAAAAAACAACCGTGCCGACCTCGGAAAGTTAGTTGAGCAAGCTCAGCAAGCGACTGGAGGTCAAACTAAACGCCAATCAGATGATCCACGATTCTGGATGCCAACCCGTGATAAGGCTGGTAATGGCTACGCTGTGATCCGCTTCCTGCCAGGAGATGCAGAAGCAGCCACACCATGGGTGCGTTACTGGGATCACGCATTCAAAGGCCCAACAGGCCAATGGTACATTGAGAAGTCATTGACTTCTATTGGTCAGCAAGATCCTCTCTCAGAGCTAAACAGTAAGATGTGGAACTCTGGTATCGAAGCT